TTAAAACTTTAGAAATTGCTGTTACTGGCACTGTAACACTTTGCCATGTTATCGGAGAGTAATCAATCAATAACCACTCAGAATAATCACTTTCCTGAAGTGCTTTTTTATTTAACTGATCTACTGTAAACCCTGAATCAGCAAGCCTTGCTGTGTCATCTGCGTAAATCCGAAAATATGGCACATGCACTGAATTTCCATTTATTCTTCTGTGTATCGGCATTCTATTTACTCCTAATATTCATGAAAATTCTTATCAAAAAAGTCCCATACGAGATCATCATTTTCAAAAACTAACTCTGGTAAAGCATCTGCTATCCATACTGTGTGCGTTGCTTCATCAACTAACGGAAGTGCTATTGTAGATATAGCTGTATCAACAGTGTCTCCAATATATATGTAACATGTAAGTGTAATTGCTCCCCAATTCATGTCGGTAGGAGTATAACCATTCTCAAAAAATATACCTCCTAATGCTGGAAGTACTGCCCAACGCCCAGCTGCCGGGGATATCTGCGTACCTGGTGATGTTCCGCCTACCCCTTGTTTTAACTGTATGACATATCCGTTTGACGGCTGATTAGTAATTTGTTTAGGTACAAGATGTTCCTGAATTATTGGCTTTTTCCAACCACCATCTACAATATAATATAACTCTCCATTACTTACTGAATCGGCAGTAAGTACATAATCAGTGTACTTTTGAAGTATACCAGGATTTGTAACAATCCAAGTGTCTAATGTTGTTTGATCATCAGCGGTTGGTAAGGGTGTAGATGGGGCAAGTATATCAGACACAAATGAAATATCATTTGACTTATAAAGTGATTCGAACCACTGTGCCCCATTGCGATGAAAAGCACGCATAGGTTGGCTATGCATCCATGCTGTTTTTAATTTATAAGCGTCTGAAGGATCCGTCATGCCCTATTCCTCTTTACTTTTTTTACTCTTTGTTTTTCTTTTTCTAACAACGAGTTGTTTTACTGCTTTTTCTTCTTGTACAGGTTTGCAAACTTCTTTAAATAAACCACCTGATCTTAAAATTTCTGTATATTTTTCGAATGCGAGACTTCTTGTTAGATCTTTATAAACAATTGTAAACCCTTGTTCTTTTAATTGTTCATCTGTCAGAGACCCATCTCTCATTCTATAATTTTTACCTTTATTTACTATTCGCCACGAATTATTTTCCATTGTATTCTCCTACACTATTCCATAAAGCTATCTCTTTATTTCTACGATTAATTAATCCGGCAATTACTTTGCCTTGTGCCTTATTCCATCTTTTTAATTGAGTGGAAACTTCTTTGTATTCTCCATTATTTAATTTTTTAAGTAATGTGCTATTATTAAAAGCAGTAACACCAATATTAAAAGAGAAAGAAACTAATGTATCAAATTGGTTCTGATTTAATTTAACCGTTACTTTATTGTTCACATTTTTAACAAACCCCTGTAGATCCTGATAAAATAGTTGCAAAGCCTGTTCTTTTGTTATCTCTTTAGCAATATCAATGCAGACGTTATTTATAATAATTACTTTACAATCCAATTCTTTTTTAGTTAAAAGATGCCCGACCCCGATTGTGGGTAATTTTACTGCGTCAAGATATATATGAGTTTTTAATCCTTCCCACAGCGCTAAAAGTTTTATTCCATGCTCACTTATATTCATATAATACCTAACCTATCAATTGAATGTCTAATAAAAAAACTGGGACGTTCATTGTCTCCATTTTTTCTACAATAGCTAAAGCTAACGAATTAGCTTTATCAAGCGTCCTAGCACATACTGTGAAGTACTTTTTTTCATCTTCATCTATACTATATAATATTACTAACCAGTTCATAAAACAACCTTTATATATTCCAAGTAAAGTTAGCGGTATCAAGTTCTACTGCCGAAGCACTTGGCATTGTTATTCTTAACATTATGCTATCTGCTGGAACAATTCCTGATGCATCATTTGTTGTGAAAGTACCTAATGTTAGCTCTAAATTCGGCATAACTTCACCGGGGACTCTGCATCCTGCGCCATCGACTAAAGCTCCACCAAGGTAATTGCTTGTGCAATCATACCAGTTTGTTCCGTCAAGGCTTATATCAATAAGGATATCTGAGCCAAGGTCACCTTCTACCACACCAGTAAATGTAAATACGCCACCGCTCCTTGTTAACCCATTAGTAGTATAAAACCTGTAATAAGTTTGTGTTGCTCCACCACTTGATGAGTAATCAGGGTTAATAATGCTTGTGCCATTATGGGGTAAATAAGCTGTAAAATCTATTTGTTGGGTTTTCGCTTTCGAACAGTGGATAAGTAAATCGCCAGAAGCGAGAACACTACTAGAGTTCCAGCTAACGCCAGCCGAAGAAACCCTAAGGCTTTCGCTAGTAAAGTTTTCTGTGATACTATTGGCTCCGTTTGTAGAGTCATCAGTATAAGTGTCAATAAGAACTTGCATCGCTGCGGCAGTTTGCGTGGAACCCGCAACCCAGTCTTGTGGAGTGGCAGTAAACTGAGCACTACTACCACAAACACGATAATTGGTGTTATTAATAGCCAAAGTATCACTCCAGCTATTGTTGATATTATTGTAATCATTTGTCCACCCCGTCAAATCACTACTAATAATATTCGGATTAGGAGTAATACCAAAATTAGAAATACTAGTAGTTATTAATGTTGTTGGATAAGAGTCACTATTTGAATAGTCAATATCACTAATTTCAAAATCAAAAGTGGTCGCTTCTTTCATGTAATACACACCACTTATTTGTTTTGTGACTGGCGTATTTAGAGTTGATAGCAATGTATTAATTGAAAAAGTATACAATTGTGTATCATAAAAAACATTCGGTTGTGTATAATTAAAATTTCCGTCCGCCCCATTATTATGTTGTATAGTTAAAGCAAATCTACCAGAATTACTACTTAATGTTGCATCTAAATTTACTTGTATTGAAATGCCTGCTCTGAATTTATTTGAATCGGCTGCCCAACTACTTACAGTTAATTCAATATTACTAGAACTATATACACCATCGCCAGTTATTGAACCTGTAGTATATGTCTCTATTACTCCTTGTGGGCCTGATAAAGCAATAGTAAAAGTAGTTGAGTTACTAACTAATGAAATATCTTGAGCTGGTGACCAAGTTAAAATGCCTGTTCGGGTACATGGATGGGCTGCCAAGTCATTCCATCCGCCGGTGTAAAATGGCGTTCCTTCTGAAGAAGGTGATGATATATATCTACTTGATGTACTAATATTAGACACAACACCGTTAGTCACGCCATCTGAAGTATTAAAATGTGACACGTAAGCAGCAGGTGGAACCCAAATTTGAACACAACCCCCAGTGCCATCAATGGCCAAAACATCAGCGCCTTTAAAATCTAGGCAAGAGGTGTTTTCTTTTACTAATATACCTTCATCATATATATTTATACCCATTACAGCCGCTAATAAATTATTGGCAATAGCTTCACATATTACTGAAGAAGATGAACTTGATTGATTTGACCATACAGGGGCTAAATAAGCCTCTCCTATCACTGAAGAAGATGAACTTGATACCGAACTACTACTAGAAGTAGTAATTGATTCAGCAACCACATTTGACTCTGTAACAGCATCAACAATGGAAAAAGAAAAAGCCACACATTCAGCAATAATACTACTAGAAAATGGCTCTATAATAGGGTTAAGTGGCTTTTTCTTTTTTATTCCAATTGCCATTTATCTCACCAGTATGGATAATGTACCATTAGGGATAGAATAGCTTCCACCAGTTATTACTGACTGTGCTGCTAAGAATGCGCCAAAAAAATAAAAGTTAGTATCAGTGGCTGACCCGTGAATAGAAAAGTGAGTAATAGAACCCCATGCTCCTGTTGCTGGCCCAAACAAAATGTTACCAACATTAACTGTAGATGAACCAGTACTTACAATTGAAGAAGGAGCACTCAATACAATAGCTTGTTTTACATAACCAACTCCGCCTGGTACTTCATCTGCGCCACTATAATCATCAAGAGGATTTGATCTATGTAGGCGTATTTCAAGAGCAGTAGGCGTTGTAGCGAATGCGGTACCTCTTGTCCAATTAATTATTTTCTGCTCAAAATATTGACTGAATGCTGCCATATCTAATTCCTTATAACCAAGTTTTCATTGTTATTGTACCGCTAGTATATGCAAGAACATTCCCTCTGATATGTGAAAAAGGAGTAAAAAGGCCATCAGCAATATCAGCAGTCCATGAACCTTGCGATACAGTAGCCCAAACCGCTGTTCCTTCTTCAACTTCAGCTTGCGTGGAGATTGTTGCCTGTAATATAACGGTCGCTACTGTTATACCAGTTATGACTATAGGAATGGAGCCACCGTTCCTAGTCATTGCCGGATCAATTGGAAAAGGCGAACCTGCACCAGTTCCGGTTGCCCCATCTATTAACTTTACTATTGTTGCCATTTTACTCCTCCACCACTATTTCTTTTTAAGCTTTCTTACAGGTTCAATAGCTTCATCTTGGCCCTGTTTAGTAATTTCACTGTCAGAAAGAATTATCTCGTCCTTATCTGCCTCTTTCACGTCTTCATCTTGAGATATGATAGCTTTCGGTTCATCAGACCAAACTGTATCTACACCTTCTACAAAATCGCTTTTATTAATCGTGGTGCAAATACCTTTTCTATCAATCTGCACTGTAATTACTTTAGCCATTTTATTCTCCTTTATTTATTACACTGTGGTAAATACAACCGTGCCAACATTTGAAGTAATTGCATAACGAGTAGTTGATAGACAAGTAAGTTCAACACTTTCGCTTTGTGCATCTAATGTAAATGTATTGTTGCCGGTTGCGTTTGCTGTACAGCCTGTCAATGTAACCACTCTATTATTAGTACCTGTGCCAGTTGCTTCAATAATATATTTAGTCCCTGGTTTTGGATTACTAATAGCATAAGTCATTGTGGATGTTGAACTAAGCTGAATACCTACAATATTATTTTGATAAGTATTAGCCACTAGTGTCCCAGCAGTCCCAGTATAAACAATCGACTTTGGTGTATCTGCGTCAACATTAGTAGTATCATCAGCACCAACTGGGTACATTTTCTTAAATTCGTCTTTCATTTTATTTTCCTTTAATTGAAAACAGGTAGGGCTATGCCCTACCTGTTTTATTATTAATTAACTATTATGCGCCCCAAGTTCTGCAACCGAGTTCAGGTCTAACAGTAGCACAACCATAAAGAATATCATAAGAAAAAGCAGTTTGTTTGTGTTGTCTGGAAACTTCCAACCTCAAAGTCAACCCGGAAATAGGATCAACGGCTGCCTGCATCTGTCCCATACCGAAGGTAGAACCCGCAAGCGGTCTTGATGCAAAAGCAAAACAGTCTCTATGAAATGCGAGATTCTGTGCATATGCTGTTGCTGCTGTTCCTTTGACAGTGATTGCTGTTGCTGCTGTAGTAATTGCAACTTTCAATGCTGGTTCAAAAGCAAGCGCACCGGCTGCGGCCATAAGAGCTGTACATACATACACTTGAGAATCACCAGCGATAGTAAACTGATCTCCAGCAACAATTGTTCCTGCTCCAGTAATAGTAGTCAAGGTCTTGACACCAATAGCGTATCCAGATGCATCGGTAGTATACGCACCGTTATTTGTTCCAACAGTATGAGAAGGAACGTTTTGATCCATAAACCAGTCAAAACCAAGTTTCCTGTTCAACTGACCATCTACAATTGCAGCAGCAGACCCGCTAAAAGACATGTCTTGGAATGCTCTGAGGTTAAGCGCATTAGCTTCAGCATCAGGATCAATTACAAAACGCCTTGAGTCAAGAGGAGCAAGCTGATTACTAAGTACTTTTCTTGCTTCTGTTGCGTCTGCTGTAGAAATACCAAAGGGGGTGACACCAGGAGTACCGCTAAAACCGTATATGTTTTTATATAACCCTAGCAACTGTGCGTCAATAGTATTTGCAATTGATTTGATTGCTTCAGAAGCCTGCATCGGTAGAAAACCATCCATTGCTTGAAGAACATCTTTATCAGTTAGAAAAAATTCTGCCTGTTTCCAATTACTCAAAGCGATAGGAACACTTGTGATAACAGTATTTCCAGGAGTAGTTGGTACAGTAGATGGAGCAACGTCGGTTACGGCAACTGCTGAAGGGATAGGAACATTAATTGTATCGCCTTTTGCTGCTGTCATTGTACTATAGCTAGTATTAACAAGTCTTGGCATTACTGAGTTTTGTCTTAAAGCAAGTAGTCCCTGTGCAAGCATTGTTGGTATAAGTTCGTCTAATGTATTAGCCATTTTTATTTTCCTTTAATTTTTTGTATATTACTATACAACTTTAATTTTACCAGATGCTATCGCTTCGAGATTTTTCCCGAAAGATTCTGCATCCCCACGATTAATTGTTTGCCCACTGTAATTACTACCACCGGGCGATCCCGAACCATAAGATTTAGGTGTAATACTGTCTTTCATCGAGTAATTATCAATTATTACTGTCATAGATTCATTGAAGTCAGCAGGTTCGCCTGGGCGTTTCTTACTTAAAATCTTATTACCGCCAATGTAACCTATCGGCACTCTCAGACCGTTTTCATTTGTTTCAATTTTAAAATTTTTCCCAAAATATGCTTCTGCAATGTCGGGAGTTAGTGTTGTTGTTGGCGCTTTCCCATTAAAATGGGGAGAGGAAGCAAATTCTGAAGATAAAAGTGAACGTCGTAAGTCATTATCCATATTATCAATTTTAACTTGCATATCTTGTACTGCTGCTTGATATCCCAATTCAGTATTTTTAAATTTCTCAGCCCACGCATTATTAGTCTCTTTTTGAATTCTTTCTACTTCTTCCTTTTTCGTTAAATCACCGGCTGTAAGATTCTTAGCAATTTCAATTGCTGCAAAAGCTTTTTTTGGGTCAAGATCACCATAAGCCAATAGCTTCTCACTATATTCTTTAGCTTTTAATCTGTGCTCTTTGGCTTCCGACTGTAAAGCTGGGACTTTACCATAAAGATGAATTGCATCAAGACCAAACTCTTGTTTACCCGCTTCAAAATCATCATTTATAACGATTGGATTGCCTTCTTCATTCACCAAAATACTTTTTTCATCTTCCGATAATTTATACTTAATTGCCATGACTTCACGTCTCCTACTTAAAAAAAATTATTATCTTAATAGATACCCTTCAGAGTATCTCCTTTACTGCTTTTATTCAATTCTTCCTACTTTTTTATTTAACTCTTCTATAGTCAAAGGTGTGCCATTTTGTTTTATCATATCCATTGTTGACAAATTACCTTTTTCCCATAGGTTGTAGCGTTTCTTTCCGAGTATATCAATTTGTTCCTCTTTAGATAACGTTTTCATCCAACTATTATAATTTAAATCAGCTGATACAAGACCATTCATCGACGCTTGCTGCCCAGCTGTTAAATGTCGTAATTGAGTTTTCTTTTTTAACATTTCTTCATATGTTTTGGTGACAGGCATCATTACACTTCTACATTGCCAATGTGCTGGAGGTCTTTGGTATTTCATACCACCTTTAATATTTTTGTGTTTTGAATCCCATTCGTTACCTGACAATGCACGACATATAGGAGTTGTTCTAAGATCAAAAACACTTACCCAGCGTTCTCCGGTCATTATGTCTTCGTTTTCCCCAAAGGTTGCTTGTCTAATATCATCTGCAACCTGTGCAGATGAAGTTCTAATGAGCGCTTCAACATTTCTCCTGTTGTATCCCATTATCTGACCGTCTGATGCCATAGCCGTTATCATTTCACCAAGTGTTTGTGATTGAACCATCCCTATTTGAAATTTTTTAGTAATCGAAGACATTGATTTTTTAAAATTACTTTTAAAATCTTTAGCCTGGGTATACCACCAAGTGCCAATAAGTTCCCCGTCAACCATTGACTTATTAACAACTGATCTAATCTTATTGAGACTTAATTCAGGAGCCATTACAGGGATCCCAATTGCTTCATCTATTATTTTTGGTAAAATAAAAGCTTCATGTTTAGCTAAATTTAGTAATGCTCCATTACTATTTTCACTTATCTGTGTGTAGTAATCATCAATAATATCATTTACATTATTATACAATGTTTTTAAACGGTTTTTTTGAGTTGCAGTTTTTAAAGTCCCTGTAACATCTATACTCACTATTTGCGCTATGATTTCTTTTCGAGATTCTAATAATAAATTTAAGGCTTTGTTAATTTCAGTTTCAGACAACTTCATAATATTAATTTGATCTTTTAAGGTACCATCTAATATCTTATCTTGTACTGACTTAGCCACTATTATTCCTCTTCTTCATCTGTATTGATTGCTTCAGGAATTCTTATATCATTACGAAAATCATCGTCTTTTTCTTCAATTTTTGCTTTCTCATCTTCAATGGAAATTTCAGGCGGGTGCAATTCACCTTTGTTAAAGTTGTAAAGAAGTGTATCAAGAGACATGCCGCCGACTTGATACGCAGTAAGTAACGATGTTATTTCCTGTGCCGTTAACATTGCCGAAATAAAATCTGTGTTCAATTCTACAGATATATCAGTTTCATCTTGTCCTACCCAATAAGTATAGGATTTCATTATTTCAGTAAGCCCTGCAGAAACATTTTTGACAATAGTAATAAGCGCACCTGATTCACCTGACTGCCTTATTCTTGCTGTTTCGGCTGTTTCAATGGTTGCTCTTTGTGACTCTAACATTCTTGCGCCAAGAATTGCCATATTTTTTAAAGCTGTTTCCAAAGCTTTTGATAGTTCGTCAAGACCTTTGCCTTCAAACTCTAAAAACCCACACTTTGCATCTGTATCAGCACTCCTAATAATTTTACCAGGGCCTATTTTTAAAGTTTCTTTGCCAAAATCACCAAAAGCATAAGGAGTAGGTAATGCAACCCAGTGCAAACTATGGCTGTAATCGACTGATAACCTCCAATGATTTATGCTGACATATGCGAGGTCAATCAACGGTGGTTTATCCGGTTCTATTGTATTAGATTCAGCGCCAATGGGGAAAAACATTATTTTATCTAATGCCTTTCCTCTGATTTTTGGAAAGATTGTATCAATAACTTCCCAATCTTTTTTAGAATTTTGCTGCCATATTTTGACTACCACACCGGTCTCTAGTAATTCAAAACTTCTATACTGAGTTACTTTTTGAGCATCAAAAGCAGAATCACCATAAATTGTTTTATCTTCTTTTAAAATGAGAAGAGTTATTACCTCTTCTCCATTTTTAAACTGTGTGTCCCAATAAGTAATACTTTTTGGGCCATATATTGCAATATATGGTTCTGAATTACCTACCGAATCAATAAGTAATCCAACTCTACCAAATTTTAATACTGAAAGTAATGTTTTCCTGTTTAAAACATCAAAAGATTGTCCTGTTGACATGATTGATTTACTGAGAGCTTCGACTTTTTCGGGGAAATTTGTAAAAGGTTTTTTTCTGTTTACTGAGCCTTCCAAGCCTTTGATTGTTCTATAAAAAGTATTGAAGAAAGAACCTCTTTCTTTATAAGAATTATATTCAGAAAAAGATTGACCACTAAGTATTGGAAGATATTTTGTTCCTGCTTTTTTTACTGCTTTTTCACCAGCATAAATATCTTCTAGTAATTCCCAATCTTCTAAAATTTTACTATAATCTTCGTGTATTATATCTACAGCCATTACTCCTCCTATATATAAGATTATAATATATATGTTATAGGAAAAAGTAAAGTATTTTGTAGGCGCAGGTATACTGCAGTAATTTATTATTTGTTACACAGGGTATATGGAAGTAATTAATATAGTACTTATAGCACTATATTAGTATTTATTATAATAAATGCGTTCTTCTATTTGGGAACTATCATCTTCGTCAATATAATCTGTATAATTTTTACAGATATTTTTAGTGAATGCTCCCCCACCTTCGCTTCGCTCAGTAAGGGGACTTCTCCGTAGCCCATATAATCTGGCAACGAGCGTTCTATCTTGTTAGTGAACCGCATTCAGCAACAATCCTGTTTACCCACCATTTTCCAGATATATTTTTAGGTCTATCATCCCTAATCATAATGCCTTTTTCAAAAATAGCTATAACACGGCTATTTCGCATCAAAACAACAACATCATTTTCAACAAGTGACTTCATAGTGATAATAAAACATTTTGTTGAAAGTGCACTTCCGTTGTTCATGACTAACGCTTGAAAATACATTTTTTTTGCTTTCATGATGTTTTTCCTTTAATTTGTTATTGCGTTTTGTTTGTATTGATCATGATTAGAATATAACATCTATTTTAAAAAAAGAAAAAGATTATTTTATTTATTTTATAGTCTTTGCCCACCTACTTGAGATTATTGAAGTTAATTTTTCGTCTAACAGTTCTTTTTTTGTTGGGAACCTCCCGTGATTATATAGATACACAAGATGGTTGTATCTATATCCAACCCCGTCAATAGTCACTATCATGACCCCCTGTGATAGAGTACCGGCTATACTTCCAGCTTTTTTTGGCCCCTTTTTTTTTATCCAAATAAACTCTTTTGCACTGTGATTATAGTGCAACAACTCTTTCAATTCCTTTTGTGTAATCTTTTGTTTTTGTACCGCGCTGTAGTCAACCCTTTGTTTGATTTTTTTCTGACTTGCTGATTTATGTTTAATTATAATTTCAATCTCGCTATTTAATTCTTCTGTAATAGCAAGGATTCTTTTAATTGTCATATTGGATCCTTGATTAAGAAAATTAGATATTGAGGGCTTTGAAACTCCAAGTTTATCAGCTAATCCTTTTCGACTAACATTCTCTTTCTCCATAAGTTTTACAATATCTTCAGTGATACCTAATATTAACCTTTCTAGTTTATAATCAATACTGTTTCTTGCTCTTTTAAGTTTTTTTGCCCATTTGCTCTCACTCATAATAACCTCCTTTTTAAATTCCATTAGATTCGTCGGGCTCATTTTAAATAAAACTTCATTCTTTACGTCTGCCATTATTATTACCCTTTAATTTATTTTCATCCCCATATTGGGGGGAAAACGCTTTTGATTTTTTTATTAGGATCTACAATGGCCTCGGATTGCTTTACAGCTTCAATATTATTCTTTTGAGTCATGTTTATACTGCTGGTATCAAGAGGATTTTTCATAAGTTTTTCTTTATTTTCCCATTTAAACCTGTTTTTCATAACAAAAATATAGGTGTCTAAATGGATTTTTAATTTTCCAGCAGCAGAACCCCTGCCTAACTTTTGCCACCAAGCCTCCGCTGCCTGGAGACCCACTAAAAATGCATCCTCAAATTCTGGATATTTTTCGCACCACCCGTCAAAGGTTTGTTTTGAAATACCTAACTCTGCACAAACCTCTGACAATGACTCGCCATTCGCAAACATCATAGGTAGTTTGTGAATATACTCCTCTTTGTACTCATTCCTTTTACTGCCATTCCCAGGTTTCATATTTCTATGGCTCCACCCAATTTAATGTGAATTCATCCTGGTTAACCTCATTGCCATATAACTTGAACCCATTTGCAAACTTTCTAAGATCGTGCTTAATGTAGAAATTTTTGTTTTCTGATCTTAAAATATTGCTTGACTGGATTAAAAATTTATTCCAGTCCATTCCACGGTCAAGGCTTTTATAGTTATTTAACTTGCCAATTTTGTACAAATCAACATAAGGTAATGTTGATTTCATCATCCTGAGAGATTGTTCTATATCAATCACAGGCTCAAAAGAAGCCCATGTATTAATCCCTGATTCGTGTAGCGTCTTAAGAGTGTCAAGCCTCAACCCTGGGAGTGCCGCTTCAGGCTCCCACAAGATTGAATCAGAATTGTTATCCATTGTTATTGTCATCCCAATTGTTATGTTGTTGCCGAATTTTTTAAAAAGATCGATGTCCCTTGTCACGAGTTCTGATTTTGTTAGTACAGAGATAGGAATTTTATTTTTCAGTGCTATTTCTAAGCACCATCTTGTTATCTTTTTTGTTTTTTCTTCTGAATTATATGGATCGGACATAAAACATAAGAGAACTTGCGACTGTAAATTTGCCATTCTTTTGCAATCAGCCTCAAAATCCCTTATTATATTAGATCTTTGAAGTATATTTTTGTGTTCTTCTCTGGTTTTTCTACTTATTGCCGGAGCGTAACAGTATAGACAACCATGATTACACCCTGAATATAGGTTGGCTGCGTATGGGCTATATTCTCTTGCTTTTCCTTTTGGCGTGTATATGATACCCATTATATAAGCTCCTTTAATTCTTCTTTTGAATTCCAGTAAACTTTATAACTTATATTTAAGCATTCACCCCTAAAACCAACCGATTCTAACCTGTTAATAATCTTGCTTTTCATGATAATTTCCTTTTCCGCTATATAGCGTTTAATTAATAAAAACCAATTATTACACATACCTATAGAAATTACAAGCACTTTTGCAAAAAATATGTTGCATAAATAACATTCCCATTATCTTTAAGATATAAGCTTAATTCGGAGCACTCGAACCCTAGGGTTACATTTTTTATAAAATTTCGAAATATGTCTACAAAAGAGTAGTAGTCTTTTGTAGATGCTTGAACTGTTTTGTTCTCTCTTGTCAAATAAGTTTCTTGAAAATTAATCTTACCCTTGCATTTCAAATTCAAACCTTGTCCATCCGTTATTGCTATCACAAATGGGTCAGTTTTATTTTTCACAACACTGAAAAATTCCTGTATCTCTTTGGCTGGACAACCCTCATCATCAAAATCTATAAAATTAAAATCTAAATGCTCTTTTAGGATATTTTTAATAAATTTTGATGCAGACAAATTATAATCGTGTTGGCAATCACTAAAATTTTGTTTGTCGTTGGTTATGACTTTATCAAAACTCCTTTCATACCAACTTGTCAAAGCACCCCTACCGGCAAAAAGTTCTATGCATTTTCCCCTTTTTATATTTAAAAAGCTCTCTATGCGGTAACCAAGTTTTTTAAATTCGATTTCTTGCATCTTATCATCATTGTAGCTATTACCCCTGCCACTTGTCTTTTCAGCGAATAACTTATCTATCTCAGAATAGGAAAAACCAGAAAGATCTATATCTATATTTTTATAATCTATGTCGATGAACAAATCCTTTAGCAGGTTAGTATCCCATTCACCTCCGTGTTTATTTGCTGCAATATTCGCAAGTTTTTCTTTATTTTCTTCCCAATCAACCTCCCTATATGAGAATTCGCCATATGCGGTTTTTATTTTATCGCCTAGTATTTCATAATCGCCGCCCATTATTTTTACTCTCTGGTGACCACCAATTATATTCCCAGTTGTCCTATTCACCACGATACCAGAGAGATCACCATACTCGATCATTGACTTTTTAAGCATGTCCAACTGGGCAGTTGATATTTTTCTTGGATTGTACTGTGAAGGGCTCATTTTAAATAAAACTTCATTCTTTACGTCTGCCATTATTATTACCCTTTAATTTATTTTCCCATTCCATGCACCTGACTTTTTCTTCACCATCGGAATTAATTTTGGCATACCACTTTCAAGCACAGCGGCACCAATCATCGGCCTCGAATCGTCATTCTTATTGTAAGCAAAAGCACGTGATTTATTGTCGATTAAGCACGGTAATTGCATTGCAAAATACAAATCATTTCTATTGCCCCAATAATTTAGTGAGTACTTAGAGTGGTGGTGCCCTTGAACGTATGACATTGCCTCTTTATACGAACCTTGAGTAACATTGGCTCCTTTATTGTGTTTGAAAAAACAATAGTGACCCTCTCTAATCTCTACGGTAAGGTCAAGTTCCCACTTCCAATCTGTTTTTATATCAAAAAGTTCCTTGTATGGCTTGATATCCGAAGGTAAGAACCCTGTTGTCTTTGCTTTTCTCTTATGTAGTGACCCATGATTACTTTCAAGTATAGTCATAGCGGGGAAGATTTTTTGTAGTGTTTTGAAGTAATAAATAGCTACTTCACGTTCACCGAGAGGGTGAAGTATCATCGGGTCTTTCTCATGGTAATTAATTGCGTGGTTGTCTACTTCATCACCAAGGCATATAACACTGTGTTCTTTTTCGCCTATATCATACTCATCTTTAATGGCGGCCAAAAAATCAAGTGAATCGGGATGCTGGTAAGGGATATGCAGACAAGAAAAAAGAACACGATTAAAATCAAAATCATCATTGGTTTTAATCTTTTGAACCGGTTCTGATATTGATTTGATTTGATATGCAAGTGTTTTGCCAATTTTATATGTAAGGCAAACTTGTTCAACAGAACTACCGATTTCAAAAGCAAATTTTATTTCTTTTTTAGTTTCATCACTTATCATTTAGGTTCCTTTTAATTAATGAGATTATTTAGATAACCCTTACAGCTATTCTAAAAGTAATATTGCGGGTCAGAATAATAATCAGACAAATCAACTGTGCCCTTTGAAATTTCCTCTGCTACTTTGTTGTATTTCTTTTCTAATGTACTTACAATGAGTGATTGTTTTTCTCTTTCTTCAATAAGTAAAGCGTCAACTGTTTTGAATAATTCCTTAAAAGATGCTGTGTTAATTATGCATCTTCTCATATACTGATACCCCTGATTCTTAAGCATATCGATTGCGTAGCTATAAACTCCTAATTTTAAATTGTTTTCCATTTCCTTTACTTTTT